ACTTTTCGTATAGCGGCATCACGCACAGCAAAAGCCACTTCTCTTATGTCGCCTGTTGATTTATGGCTTACAGATGACCCTAAAGCCTTTGCAAGAGCATCAAAATCAACAACTACATCGTCCGGCGCTTTTACTTTTTTAATATAGGTAGACTTGCCGGAGCAAGAAGCCCCAATAACTACCCTAATTTTTCCCATATCTTTTCTTTTGTTTGTTGCATTCCGTCTACCAACTTAGGCTTTGGCTTCCTTTTATCCGCCGCGGCCTTGAGTTTCTCTAATAGATCCTTAAGCATTTCCGGCTCTGCCTGTCCTATTGACCACCTTAAGGTTTCCACCACCGCCTGTATCTTGTGGAGAACTGCCGGGAATAGGGCTATCGCCACCAGCGGCAAGCAGCAGATCATCAGCACCATCGAGAGAGTCAAGTCCCAGATATTCACGCGCCTCATTCTGCGTAAGAATCCCATTCTTGACCCCTGCAACGACGTAGTTCATCTGATCCAGCGGAGCGCCCTTTAGGAAGTCTTGCGTTTGAAACTGAACGTGTAAATTCGGATAGCCCTTTAATAACGACAATTTTAACCGCTGCTCAACGTTCGTGATAAACGGCATCATTGTGCTCTTGTAGAACTCATCTAGCATCGTTTGGGTATTGTTGTACTTCGACTCGCCGACTCCGATCATCGCAGGAGGCACACCAAACAATCCACAGATACGCGTCATCGTTTGTTTCTTAAGCTCTCTTGCATCCACATCCTGAAGCGTGAGAGGCTTGATGGCTTCGTAAGTCATGCCCTGATCTAACAACATAGACTGCCCCGGCTTACTCTGATCCGAGGGCTGGCTGTTCAGCATGTTCGTCCACGCTTCTTTAAGACGGGATGCAATCTCTTTAAACTTTGAGTCAGGGATGACTTGCTCAGTACGGAACAAACCCGAGGGTTTTGCACCGTTCAACATAATAAAGTTGGAATAGAGGTCGATGTCCTGATCTAAGGAGACCAACTCGACAGCTTGCAAGCGGTTAAACGAACTGGAACCCTGCCACGGCTCAGACTTCGTGTGCATCACCTGAAAATACTTAAGCGGCTCGTCTTTATTGAAGCCGTAAGACGAGCTGGTAAGCGTGTAAAACGGATAACGAGTCTCTGAGATCCTCGGCACGATGAGCGTCGAGTCTAAGACGTACATCTCGAGCGGAATCTGTGTCGGTTCCTGTGCGTCTTTCCTCCAGAGTAATACGAAAGTCTCACCGGCCAGCTCATGCCACATCGTGAACTGATACCAAAACTCGTATTGACTCTGGAAGTTGTTAGGATTCGCAAGAAGGTTAAGAACGCTTGCAGCTCGGCTCTTTTCACGCTCAGGAACGCTCGGATCGGTCTGTGTGTCCACAAACGTGCCATCAGGCTGTTTAGACATGATCTTGACGGGCAATTGAGCAAGAGAACGTGCTTTTGCCCCTACGCAAGCCATAACCGTCGAGTTTCTAGCAAGTGTCGTTATATCGACAGTTCGCCCTGCTTCGTTAACCGCAGAGGTCGTTACGTAAAGTAATTGGTTAGATCCGTAGCCCTGCCCCTTACCGCGGAGCATGACGTTGTTGCCTAAAACAGTGTTGCCAAAGAGTGAATTCGACTCTTTTTTGTCTGTTTTACGCTTGAATACGTCGAATAAGCCCATTTTTACCCCTAAAAGACTCTGAATCCGTACGATTCAGACGGCATCGGGTTGTCCAGACTACAGTGCATCGCAATAATCAAGGCAATAATCCCGTCGACCTTAGCGTGACGATCCACACCGGCTTTCTTGACTTTGATGTTGCCTTGAACGTCTGTAAACACTTCGCAATTGCCCAGTTGATGTCCTAAAAATGGGTTTCCGTCGTGTCTGATTTTGTGGCTTAGAATGAGTCGCTCGACATGCTTCGACGGGTTAGAAAGCACCGCCATTCCTTGACCGACTTTCTTAACTGGCATTCCGACTTCGTACAGCCTTGCTACTAGAGCGGCAGCATTATAAGCGTCGTAGCCTACCTCTTTTATGTCGTATTTCTGGCTTTGCCCAATAATATACGCCGAAATCTCTCTATCGTCCATCACGTTACCTTCCGTGATGTGCAAGATCCCCGAATTGATCGCTTGTCTGAAAATATCTTGATAATGAGTCGGCAATAACTCAAAGCCATCTTCGGGAAGAAAAAACTTCCACTCGGCTTCGTAATCATCCTCGGCAAATCGTTTTAACGTACATACAGCGTTTAGATCTCGTGTTGCCGCTAGGTCAAAACCTATAAATACTGCTTCGGGTTCTCTTTCTGTCAGCCCTACGGATTCATCCCAATGTGTGCGGTCAACCCACGCGGTTTCGGCCGAAACATAAACGTTAAGCGTTTTGCAGAGAAACTCGTTGAGTGCAGCGGGCTTAATCTTCGCCTCTTCGCATCGAGCAACAATTGCATCGTGCGAGACCGAGATATTGTGCATCGGGTTAGCTTTAGCCCATACCTTTTCGTCTCTCCAATCATCACCGGCATCGAGAGAGTAAAGAAGGCCAAACCATCGCGGGTTATCAGGAACATCCTGATGGAGGATATGCTCCATCACCTGAAAATCCTCAAAGAACTTTGTGTCTCTTGTAAAGCTCGCAGTGGTTATGTATAGCCGAAGAGGATTAAGTCGAGATACCATCCCCGAATGCAAGACCTCAATCGCATTCCTGTCGACAATCTGGCTCGCCTCGTCAATGATCGCGCAAGAAGGGTTGAGCCCGTCTCCAGTCTTTTTAGTGTCTCTGGAGAGAGCTTTCATCATGCTCTGGCTGTCGCCGTTCTTCGTGATCGTAAACTTGCCGGGAACAAACAAACCGGAGAGTTCTTTCGGCATTGTCTCAACGAAGCCCTTAGCCGTCGTGAAAACAATTGAGGCCTGATCTCTGTTAGTAGCGAGCGTGTAAACCTCGGCTCCAGCTTCGCCAAAGCCTAGTTCATAAAGTGCGATCAGCGCCGTTAATGTCGATTTACCAGCCTTGCGCGGGATGTAGACAATGACATCTTGCACCATTCGCTTTTGCCTGTCTTTTTTACTCCTGAATCCGTAGATGGCACAGATAATAAGAATCTGGAAAGGTTCTAACGTGACGGGATGTCCAGCCCATTGACCTTTTACATGCTTGCAAAGTGCGGTGAACTGTAGAAAGTGATTCACGGGACCGGGATCAAAAACCCATTCCCATTCCTTGTTTTCCAAATGATTTAGGAAACGCTGGCAGGCAAGACGCACATTCCTACACGCGTCAATATCACCCTTTACTACGCTGACAGCGTACTCAATCCCATCTTCTAGTTTCATGTTCCGAACTTAGGCCCTTTCAGGAAATCGTTTATTTTCGTGTTGTCATCGAGCTTATTAGCCGCCAACCTAGACTTTGGTGTTAGTCCTAACTCAGACATAAGTTTAATGGCATTCTCCATCGCCTTATTTGCAAGGCTTATGTAAGGATTGGGCGCAAACGTTTTACCAGCGTTAGTCTCCACAATAAGCGGCTGAGTATCTATCGCCGACCTTGCGTCAATGTAGATCTGTAGCTGGTCGGCAAGCATCATTAACGTATGCCGGTCTTGCTCCGAGCCAATCCCATACACGCTGAACAAATAATCAGCCGTTTCCTTGACGAACTTTTTGCGCGTAAACGATTTGGGGTTATCTGCCCACTCAGCAAATGGAATCCTGCGTTTTACATCCTCTGGCAGGAATACACCTTCCTTCGTTCCTTTGGTTCCGTGAATGCGGTGGATCTCAACGGGAATTCTTGCAGTCATGACGGTTCTCTCCTTTGCGTCTAATGTGCGTCTTTTTGCGTAGCCACGCAAGGGGAATTTTCTATTTTGGGTTAACCCCCCCTAAAAACCAACTTTGCAGAAAGTCGGGTGCGTGCTTGCTCTTCCCTACGTCCTAATTTTTTTAAGTCATTCTCAAAGATTATAACGGGATGATTTCGCCGCGGGTGTAATCGTGCGCTTCGCCCTGCTTTTCTAGGGCTGTTTTGATGGAGTGGCACTCGTGGCAGAGGCTTTGGAACCTATTGCCCATCCATTTGTCCCTGTCTTGCTTGTGCGGGATGATGTGATCTACGTGATGGGCTGGTGCGATCTTTCCTAGGCTTTGACATCGAGCGCAGATCGGGTGCTTTGATAGCTGAATCTGTCTAAATTGCTTCCATTGTTTTGTGTTGTACAGCTTATTGAATGATCGTCTGGTTTCTGTGAGTGAACCGCCGTGGTCATTGCAGAACGTTGATCCGTTTACCTTTGGATTATTACAACCGAGCTCCCGACATGTTGTTTGCTTCGGGGTTCTCGGCATTACTTCAGGAATCTAAGTTTGTAGAGCGTTGACTGCATGAGCGCAACGATCTCATCGACACTGTTCTGGATGGCTGAGTCATCACCCATCGAGCTTCTATAGACCCTCACATATTCAAGCATGTACTCTAATTCAGCTATGGCTGTTTGCTCTGGTGCTCTGTACTCGACAGGGTAGTTGAGAATCTTAGCCTCTAACCCTTGATACTGCTCGACCACTGAATCTACTAAGTCACCGAGGTCATCGTAGTAAGAGCCTAGGGCTTTGTGCTCGGCATAAGACTTAGACTGTAGATGCAAGATGTGTGCGTTGGTGACACCGTGGAGCAGGCACATAATGAACTCGCCCGGACTTTTAGCCGGACGTTCAGCTCGCAAGGCTTCCAGAAAGTGCTTTTTCATTGCGTTGCCTAAAAAAATGCCCTCGCGATGAGGGCTAACCAACAAGGAGGAGGTCCGAAATCATTGTAATTCGCTCAATGTTTGGAATCAAGGTCCTTTTTGAACGCTTCGATTGACTTAAGTAGCTCTTTACTTTTCTCTTCCAGTTCAGCCGACATTTCTTCTATTTCTTCCAACTGAAGTTCAATTTTGTCCCAATCCGTAAGATCCTGAGTCAGACTGTTCACATACGCTTGTCTTGCTGCTTTCTTGAGATCCATTGTTTATCCTTTCTATTTCGCGGTTGATGTACCAAACTGCTTTCTTAAGATCCTCGACTTGCTTTCCTTTTAGGTCTGCTCGCCAAATGTACTTAACTGCATTTCCTAAATTAAATCCCATGTGCTCAGTAATCTGAATGCACTCAACACCAGAGGGATGCTTTGTGTAGTGTCTGGGGTGATTAACTGGATCGCTCACAGTAACTCCTTTATATGCTCGGGTACTTTGGGAAGCGGAGCCCACGCTACTGCCCAATCTGACCAATGACCGATGACACAAACTCCACCGGGATTAAGTAAAAGCATCTTAGAACCCAGTGGCGGTGTCTTGTCTTTGGGTGTCATCCAGACCGTATGCCCTGCGGTGTAGTCTTTCATTTTTTGAAGTAGTACCACGCCCATGCCCCATGCCTACCCGCCGTCCATTTGTACCGAGTTTCCC